GTCAGTTGATGTGCATTATGAATTCACTTGAATTCAAAAGAGGTCATCGTATTGAGGACTTGCTAATTTCTTAGCAAGTCCCCCGCCCGCTCCTCATCATAGAAGCTATGCTTTACAGCACAGCTCCTACAACTCAGAGCGGACGGGGGCATAGATGTCATTAAGACATCCGTCCACCCTCGTTGCGATCGCACACGGTGAGGGACCGCGTATTCCAATCCTCTTTCGCTGTAACGACCCTGAGCAGAACGCTCAAGACGTAACAGGGAATCCTGGAGGTGCCACCAGGCACCAATGGAGACACGGCTAACCGAGCCCCCGACCAAGAGGTTTCGAGACTCCCACTTATGAAGCAATCTGTTAAATCTAACAGACGGCTCCAGTAAGAGGAGTTTATCGAGACCGACGTTCTCATACCGGTGTATCCCTTGAGCATTTGGATTATTACTACAATGTAGTGGTCCAAAGGCTCTTGAAACATAACGATAGATAGCGTCTGAGGTATGGTAGTATTGTTCCATGCGCATTGCTTTCGCAAGCGTACACATAGAGGTACTACCGGAAACGGTGAAGTAATCCACCCTCTTGAGTCTAAACGGCGTAACGTCGAAGCCTTTGAAGGCATCAACGCCACAAGATTCACGAAAGAACCCTGCTACGAATGTTTTGGATCTGTTTGGCACTAAGCCCGACATCACCAAAGCACGAATAACACCATCTAGATAGTCAGAGGGGAAGATTAAGTCATCACCGAAGACATAGACATCGTTACAGTTTACACCATAGCGACATCGTATACCAGCACGAACCAAGCTATAGAATATGAGGCTCTGTACAGGAAAGCATAAAGCATTCCCCATAGGAGCCCACTTCCGTAGCGTTATGACGCGATTATCTAATAATCTAACCTTGTTAGCGCGAGAGCATGATAGATATGAATAAGCGAAATCTCCAAAAAGAGATCTCACGAGGTCACATCCAATGCGGTCGCTGGCCTCCTTCAAATCAAGAGTACAATACTCTCTAGTTGAAGAAGAGCTCAATGCTAAGCCACCATTAATCGACTGATCGGAGAAGTTAATTCTTCCACGAGCAGCCGATTTTCTGGAGGTGATAGCATCCTCAAGGAGTTTCCTACATCCCTGTTGAATCCATATTGCCTCTTTTGGATGAACGCAAATTAAGCGTGGTCCTCTGGAGTCTTTAGGAACTGCAACAAGCCTGGCGACTATGTCGTCAGAAACGTTGAAACGACCATCGGAACGAACCAACTCATCATGCCAAAAAGATGGCATAGCAAGGAAGTTTGAATCGAAGGGGTATTTCTCAGTGATTGTAGGGTAGAAGGTTAAGAATTCACTCTTATCACGCGGATTACATGGGGGATAAACTGCCCCAGGTCCATGTGATGGAATGATCTTAGCCCAGTTAATTCCGCAGATTATGCGGCCAATTATCTGTCGCGCCGTTGAATGTAGTACTTGTGGATGGCCTTGAGCATTAAACTCAGACCAGCAAGCAATACACTCATCGGTATCTTCAAAGGCTTTTTGGGCCTCTTGGAGTTGTTCATATGTGGGTTCGTGTTCGATCTTATAGCAGAACAAGAGGACTTGTCTAAGTAACCCTAGGAGGCGTGCATCAAATGATGATGCAAACTCATCACTTAGTGGTTTTAACCACCAAGGGAAGGAGGGAAATTCTCCCCCGTCTTCGAGATACTTAAGCAACTCTTTATCTAGCTTGGGACCTTCTTTAAGGACCCAATCATACGTAATGTCATCGGGGAAGCCAAGAGGCACCCTCGACAACTCACGAACGTCCGCTAACAGGCATAAGAATATGTTTAACACATCTTCATGGACTATACCTTGCCTGTCTGCTGTTAACTGTAGTTCGCTGTTGCTCATGCTACCCCCCAAAAGAGGGTTTGCACGAAGAGAGCGGACTCAGCCCACGGTAGCTCGAACGAAGCTTCGGGGCCCTGGCCAACTCTTAGGTTGACAAAGGCTCGATCACTCCGTTCGATAACTACACGAATCCGAATATTCCGTCTTGTATTTATTACATAGGACCACCCACTTTCGTGGGAGAATCCTAATGAAAATAAATCTTTGACGAGTTGGACTTTAGCATTTGTATTCATAATACTTAGGTTATATAACTGACGTGTTACTACAACAACTGCATAGTCCTTAGTCTTGCGACTAAGCTAGCAGCATAAGCTTCTAGCAAAAACAGTTCTACTGTTCCTTCGCGGCGAAGATCTCATCTTTGAGATCCAAGCCAGAAGTATTGGTAGAACTGTGAAGCAAG